TGGGTCGAAACAGCCCAGTCCACGCCATCCGTGGAAGTGACGTAGCCGTTCATCATGGTCTTCTCAGCGTATTGCGGCTGAGTGTATGCCTGATAAGCGGGGTCAGCTTTCAGAATGTGCAGCGCGTTGGGGTGTGCATATCCACGGAACTTACCGTTAGCAAAAGGCTTCGCGTTCTTCTGACGAAGGCGCAGAGTCGCTTTGCGAATGGAGTAGAGGGAGAACACCGCCGAACGGGTCGGAGCAGTCTTGGAAACCAAGCTCAGGGTCGCGCCGGAGTTGGCGAACACAACAGGGAACTGGAACTGACGGTTGGTCAAGCTCGAAGTCCCGGTGTTGGCGCAGAAGCTCGAAGCCGCCGCAGACATAACGGCAGACAACACCGCCGAGGCCGTATAACCGCCACGGAAGGTGTTCTTGAAAATACCCATTTGGCAGGTATATTCCAGGGTAATCTTCGCGCTTTCAGCCAACAGACGGTCAACCCCTTCACGAACCGACAGCGAGGAAATATACTCGGTCAAGTCCGTATAGGTCACGGCTTTAGCGACTTGCTGAACCGTCGCAGTTACCCGACGGCTGGAAGCCTGTTCAGCCGCCGGAGAACCGCCTTCCGCCAAAGTGACGGAGGGATTCGCCAAGGGACGCCAAGCGTTCCAAATAACTTGTTTACCGTTACCCGAAGGCAGCGGGGTTTTCTCGCCCTGATCGTAGAGGGGCGTTTCCGCGTAAAGCGTCATCAACGCTTTCTTTACCATGTAGGACTGGTAGAGGTTGTTTAGTGAGGTGGTAGTTGTATTAACCATTTAAGTCTCTCTGCACAGGTTTTTAGAATCCCTAATATCCCCTGTCGATTTCTTCCATTTGGGCCAATAACTCTTGAACTCGCTTATTGTTTCCGCGAGATAAAGCGATATCGGCTTCTGCATTTAAAGCTGCCAGTTTTTCCACCTTGGAAACTGCCGGGGTTGAAACAGCGGTAGGCACAACGCCTCCAGCGCCCAGCATCGGCGTGAGGCCCGTAGTTTGTGCGTTACTCGGTTGTTGTGCTTTAGAAGGAATGTTGGATATGAAGCCCAAAGCGGCCCTATAGGGGTCTTTGGTCTTCCAAAGTTCCGGGTTATCATTAAGTGCCGCTTCCATCTTCGCAAGACCATCCGGCGTTTTAAGCCACTCATGCCCCTCTTTAACGAGGCGATCAAGTCCAGAGAGTTGGGCCATCTGTTGACGTTCATACTTCGAGGCTTCAACCTCAGACTTGACGGGATTAAGTTCTTTGCGGGAGACGGCGCGGGCAATTTCAATGATTGTTTCTACCGCGTCTTTTTCGAGGTCGCTTGCAAGTTTTTGTTTAAACTCCGGCGTAATATTTTCAATCAATTCTTCACGGGAAGGCTTTTCAGATTCCTTGCCTTTTTCCTCGACGAATTTCTTGTTGTATTTCGTTTGGAGTGACTTATAAGCGGCCTCCCAATCCGTTTCCTTCGCGGGTTCCGCCACCGTAGTGGCTTTCACCGCTGTTTCTTGTGGCTGTTGAGTAGGCTTCGCGGGTTCCGAAACCGGGGGAGTTGCCGGGGGCGGTAGTGCGGCCTTCTCAGGTGGCGTTACTGTCGCGGAAACATTCACAGTCGGAACCGTAGGGACATCGGGCGCGCCGGGGTCAACGGGGTTAGCCTCAAAAGCGGCTACCTCGGCCTTAAGCTGCTCGATAGTCTGGTTCGGGTCTGACTTGATGATGATGCTTTCGCTCATATATTTCTCCTGTGCGTGAGTGTCCCCATTGGGTAGTTCACGCCTTTATTTCGGGGAGCTTGAGTCTGTCCCTGATCTCGCGGACGGCTTTAATCTTTGCCGCCGTAATAGCTGTTATGTTTCGTGATTCTTCCATCAAAATTTCTTTTATATGGTCTTCAAGAATGTCGAGTTCGTATTCATCCAAGACCTTGATGATGTCCTTAGCGTCGATAATCATTGAACCGCTGGCCCCGCAGGGCTTCCTGTGGTTCCCATCGGCGCCGCTTCACCACCGCTAAACGATTTAGAAGGCTTGGAAATCGACGGCATCCCCTGACCCATAGCCAAAGGCGTAGGCTGTGGCCCTTCGGGGATTTCACCGAGAATCTTGTAGATCAGTTCAGGGCTAAAATCGTTCAGCCTTGCCATTTCCTCGGCTACGGTTTTAAGTCCCACCTGTGGGAAAGCGCTCGCAAGAAACTGCCCGAAGTTCGTAATGGCGCTCAGTTTTTGGGCTTTGTTCTCGGCCTTGAATACGTCGGTAAAGATGAAGTCGTAGTCCAATTCGAGTTCATGCGGAGGAAGGCGTTTATAGGCCATATACTTGGCGACAATCTCACTCTCGCCAGTATCTAGGTTTATGGTTTCGATCGGCTGTTCGCCTAAAATCCGTTTAAGAGCTTCCGGGGTTCGGTAGAGGTAGGAAAACTCCATTAACTTCTTCGCCATCTTGACGTTGGCTGTGCATCCGATGATGTAGGCGTAAAAAGTAAACCGTTCAAAAGCGGCTTGCTTGTTTAGTTCCTGACCGCCCAACGTGTTATTGGAATCTTTGGCTTGGTCTACCGTCCCTAGCGTAGCCCTGTTATTACCCACAACCTCTTGTGCCTTACGTTCAAGCTCGGCGGTTTCTCTGTATGCTGAAATAGCCACATCTGAAACTTGCAGTTCCATGAACACTTTTCGGATATCCTCAACATTTGGTTTAAATCTCCACACCTGCCCAGGCGAAGAAACAGCGTCGGCTGGGTCAACCAAATACTTTTCAATCACTCCGAACATCTTGTTAAGAGCCAAAACCACATTGTCCATCCGAAGGCTCGTGGTTTCGTTTGCGTTTTCTTGAATACCCTCTAAAAGTTCACAGACTCCCGTTCCGTAACCAGACGCGTTTCGGATATAGTCAGTCTGAATAAAAGGCGGTTCCATTGACTGCGTGGGGTTAATTTCGGAAGCGAGGAAATACTTCGCAGAAGCAACCAAAATCTTACCCTGAACAATCTCGTTGGCTTTATCAATCTGCTCTTGGTTGTTTTCGGGCAAATCAAGCTCAACCCATTTACGAGGGACTGGCCCCCAGTATTCCCAAAGAGTCCTTTTAGTGTCGTAGTCAGCCCTTACCAAAACGGGGTCGTCTATCCCCTGGTCAGCCTTGCTCGTCGCTAAATCAGAATCAAACTTATCGCCTTCTTTGAGTCCGGCGAGTTCCCTTACCGAGTCAGGGTCTACCAACCAATTCCCCTCATCGTTCTTCTGTTTCGACATATTTAGAAGTTCGCCGTAGGTCGTGTTTTTGTTTCGGTGCAAAACGCGGTCCAACCGTTTAAAGTTCGGTTCTAGGAAAATGTCACGAATATGGACATGCTCACACACCGGGTCGTCCTTAATCGTGACTTCCTCGATCTCCGCTTTAAATCCTTTTATGATCGGAAGCCTAAAGTTTGCCGCCGCTTCTAAAATCCCTTCTCTGACTGGCTTCTGTATTCTCCGAGGGGCTTTCTGCCTTATCCAGTAAACTTTCGTGAATCCAGACCCATACTTCACGGCTTCTTTCTTGGAGTCGTAATCAGCAATAACCCACCCAGCCCGCTGGACTTCGTAGTCCAAAACCGACGAATGGAGTTCGGCTTGCAGTTGGTCGCCCATTTCGCGGGGCTTGAGTCCTAAAGGTTTATCCTTACCGAGCAGAGTTTTAGAAAGCGCGTTGGTCGTGAGTTCTACGTTGGTAGGCGTAATCGAAGAATCAAAGATGCAGTTCTGCCACGGCTTCTTTAAATCCTTAATTTCTGGATTATAGATAGCCTTCGAGTTCCTATCCGCCATATCCCATTTACGGTGATAGCCCGAAGATTCGCGCCAGTTGTAGGATGTGCGGTAGAAATTTTCAACAAACGTCACGATCTCGTCTTTGCGAGTTTCGCGCAAACTCTTTTTCTTGGTTATGGGCTTCGTTTCGTTTGCCATTGTTTCTCCTAACGACAAAAAAGGGGCCGGAAACAACGCTTTCGCGTTGCGTCCGACCCCTAAGAAGTCGTGTCCTCGGTCAGAGTCTTGGCTCTGTTTGAAGGCCGCCGCTAAGCTAAGCCCCGGTTACTCCGAAATGGTTTTAATGTTTTGCTTTACAGATTTTCTTGTGAAGCTCGTAAGACTGAATTCCCATCCCCACGTTTTTGTTTATAAGATGGTCTTTCCACCGATAAGCCCACATTTCAATTATGCTTAAAATACGAATCATCATTTCGGCCTCTCAAACCCGGAAAGATGGTAAAACATTAAAAGGAACTTCTTTTGTTTTCGGTCTCTTTTTCCCACATCTCGGACAATACTTCCAACTCTTATCGATGTTTTCAATAACTTCATCAACATCGTCAAACACCCATCCAAGATTTAAAGACCACCCTATATGCTTACACCACTTAGGAACCACTATTTCGGCCTCTCAAACAACACTTTCAGCCCCAACTCCGTCATGGTCTTACCATAACGGTCTTCCGCTTGTTCCTCAGTTTCCAGATCATCCTTCGTCCAGATACTTCCGTAGAAAGGCGCAGAGAAACACCCTTCTCCGAAGATAATCCTCTTGCCTGTGACTAACTTCTTATTTTTTCGCACCCTTGCCCTCTAAGGCTTCAATGCGTTTCACCAAAGAGTCAATCAATTCTTTTACTTCTTCCTTGAACTTCTTAAATTCCAAGGTTTGAATCGTATGGTCAATAACGGGCATCTTTCCTCCTAATGTCGGCCAAGGACATACCCAGGCGCGTTTTGCTTAAATGATCTTGGCGTATATACTTCTAAGTTAGCCATTGCGGCGTAGCGGCAAAGATCAAAATGGTCTTTATACACGCTGTCCCTCTTCGGCACTAAAGTCTTCGGGTCTCTGTCCCACCTCTCTAAAGCCCGGATAATGTTCACGCATTTCTCTTTAACCCTTATCCTCGGAAAGTTCATCGTGTCTATCGGCATCGCACGATTAAACCCTAACAAGTCCTTCACCTTCAAAATCCCCGTTTCAATCTCTTCTTCACAGTTGTAAGAATCCACAAACTCTAAGCCAAACCCTTCATTTAACTTCGCCTTCAAAGTGCTTTGGTTATCGTCCCTGGCGTTGGCGTAGTGTCGGTCGATAATCCTATTCTCGATGACGTTCCGACCATCCATGATCTTTATCAGGTCGTAGTAGTCTTTTAACTTCATGTTGGTTTCCCGGCATTGTCGCCAGTCCTCTAGGGGGTATTCCCTATCGAAAGTCATCTGGCCTCTAGGGTCTACCCACCCCCACGCCATCGCCCAGGGCTTGCCTCTCGCCGGGTCTACAACGTGGAACCACTGGCTCCCCGGCCCTGGCTCCACTTCGTCGGGTATCACATGAAACTTCCTTGAGAAAGAACTTCCTAAAATCACGTTGCTTAAATGGGTAAACCGTCCGTGGACACGCGCTTCGATTTCCTCCGGCGTCCACTGGGACATCATTCGTTCAATGTCTGAGTGCGCCAGCTTGCCCCTAACCCCATGCTCCCGGCAGTTAGCTTCAATGTCCCCTGTGTCCACCGTTACGTCTTTATGGCCTATCAACCGATCTTGAATCCACGCCGCACTTGTCAAAGGAGTCATAACGATCAGGATGATTCCACCACGCCTCATCCGACTAACGCATCGGTTATAAATATCTTCGGGCGGCGGTTCCGAGAACACCACAGCGCCCAGGTTCATGCCTTCAAACTCTTCGGGCTCTTGCTCATAAGTCATCTTATCGACCAAGAACCCCGAATCCGTCTTGTAGTGTGTTATATACTGCTTACCGCCCTTATGCGCCGTATAACGGCCTTTAGGCCACCACCGGGCTATCTCTTTATCTATCGGCCCACTCTCGGTAACGAGGCTGCTCTCAGTCACCAACCTGATATGCTTTTCAGGAAAAGGCCATCTTTCAAAGATCGGCAAACCTCTAAACCATTCGTTCTGCGGTCCCCAACAGATATTCGCTAAAACGTTCTGCGCTACACAGTCCTTACCCACCCCGTTCGCCGTTATCAGCAGATAAACGAAGTGTTTACCCTCCCCCACCTTCTTAATAAATTCGTCTTGCACTCCGTTAGGTTCAAAGAACTTACACCTATTGTCCCGGTTCTCGATAAGTAAAGAATCTAAACTATCCGTAACCGCCACCTTCGCTTAACTGCTCCGGCGTTGGATTCACTACCTCGCTCGGAGCCTTCTTTTCAGCCAAAGCCTTCGCCAACTCTTCCGCTGAATACAACTTCAACGCTTCCCTCTTCTTTTCTTCTAAAGTCATTCCGTCCAGATCAGCGTTCTTATTCAAATTCTCTTGCGTGTTCTTAGGCGACCACCCTTCAACCCTCTGCAAAACCAACGTCGAAGCCGCCACATCCCCACCCTTCGCCTTCTTCACCATCGCCATCAAAATAGCCCCGATCTCCGGCTGCAACTTCTCCTTAAACGACTTCACATACTTTTCCCAAAACAAATCGCTCATCCCGTTCTTCCAGTTAATCACAGTCTGAGGTGTAACCCCTAACTGACGGGCTTGTTCAGTAGACGTAGCGTTATAGAACTCCTCACGCCACAACATCTCTTTCCACTTGTCCCTCAACCTCTCCATCTCGTATTCGCTACGCCTTGCCATGACTACCACCCTTAAAAAGAAT